TACAAAAAGTTCGTAGACCTTTGATAATTTCTTGATGACCATCTGGAAATGTTATTAGATATTCAGGGGCAGACTTATATGCTGGGTTGTCTTTGCCGGTGAGTTTACCTTTTCTGTTTTTACTTATTAATGATTTTTCTTCATTCGTCCTTTTTCTACCGTATGTTGGGTTACGTTTACCTACCATCCTTGCTGAACGCTTTTTACATTCATCAGGTGTTATACCTTTCTTAGTACATTCGCTTATGTATTCTCTTTCTTTTTCAGTATATACATAACCATACATAGGATTGTTTATACCTGACATCCTATTGCTGATTATTTTCTTTGTTTCATCTGTATGTTTATAGCCAGATGTTCCATCACCACCCCATGTCATATTGTAACCACCTTCACTGATATGACTATGATTAACAATTATTTTCATTGTTTCCATTACATTGAGTATCAGTTTGTCCTTGCACTCATAGATTATTTCCCATTTGAAATTATCCGCCCCATATTTCCTTATAGCCCTATGGAACACCCAGTTATCTTCATTCTTTAATGCTCGTCTAATGTGAACTCTTTTCCTGTCGGGAAAATTTACTGATTGCCCAATATAACACTGACCAGTAATTATGTTTGTTGCTCTATATATCACCATACCTCCGACCTCCAATTATCTTATTATATCTATTTATAAAATGTCGGTGGATTTGTAAACATCCATTATTAGCCTTGATATTATTGACAAATATAATTATTGACAAATCATTAAAAATCTGTTATATTAAAAAGAAAAAGTCAAAAGGGGTTGAATGATTATGACTGAAAATATTAAAGATAAATTGAATACATATCACAAAGATATGATGGCAACTGTTGATAACTTAAATATAGAAGATTTAAGAACGGAGACAGTTACATTACGTTTAGGTGATACTCTATATGAGCTTGTGCCAAAAAAGGGTCAACCTTTAGATATTGAGGAACAAATTCGTAAAGAGTTTGAAGATAAACTTTCCGATAAACGGAACAAAATAAAAGATACAATCAAATCAAAGATGAATGAGGTTTCTGCTATGGTTTCTTCTTTTCAAGATGAATTTGAAAGGAAAGAAAAGCAGTTAAAAGATACCTTAGCAAAAGCCGCTCCAATGCCTGATGTAACATGGGAACATGCTAAAAAAGGTCTTTCCATTGTTAAGGGTAATGGAAGGGGTGAGATTATTTGGTTGCTGAAACGTACATACAATCCAATATATCTTGACCATATGAATATTGAACCCTTGTATGTCAAAAAACTTATGACCAATATATATTTGAAGATTACAACGCGGGATAAACAGATTATTGGTGTCAGCACACACTATATGAACTCCCTTGAGTATTTTGAACATTATCACCAAAGAAGGCCCGATTGTTGGGGTAATTGGAATTATCCTAGAGAATATAAAACCATAGAGGATATTATAGTGATTGCTGACCAAGCAATGGCTGTTTTGGAAAATATCAATACCATGTCTCTTGCACAAAGAAACCCAAGACTATTACCACGATTGGAAACATTACGCAGACATGTGTTGAAAGATACTCCAACAGCCCCTTCTACTGTAAAAGTTGGTACGGCTGGAATCAGAGAAGGTTTAGGTATGGCAACACCTAACGATGATTTGTGGGGTAATTAAGATGTTAGAACCTGTGTAGGCACTGACTTACACAGGTTATTTTTATCTTGACTAATTATAAATTTTATATTATAATGTAATATCAAGTGAAGAAAGGATTTAAAAAATATGACACAATTATATGATAGACAAAAAACATTAAATTTGAATAAGGATATTTCCATCACTGTGGTTGGCGTGGGTGGTGTTGGATACTGGGTTGCTAAATTTGCTGCTATGTCTGGTATTGAAAAGATTTATTTATATGACCATGATGTAATTGAGGAACATAATCTCAATCGTCTGGACTTACCCACAGATGCCATTGGAAAGAACAAGGCGGCGATTGTCAAGGGTATGATTACATATCTAAGACCAGACGCCACGGTATATTCATTTCCATTCAAATTCAAGGAAAGTCTTGCAAAAAAGACTGATTGGTTAATTGATTGCACCGATAGTTCTTATGTACAAGAGGAAAATCAGAGGATAGCAAAGGTCATGGGAATGAAATATATGAAAGTTGGATATAATGGTGAACATATTACATTGTCCAATATTGTAGCCGAATGGGGTGAAACAACAAACGGTTACACCACAGTACCATCTTGGGTTGTTCCTGCCAGTGTCGTGGCGGCTCTTGCTGTTGGTAAAATCATGAAATATACTGATAAAGAATTGTCTGCTAATCTGAAAGACCTTTATATATAAGAGGTGGGTGATGAATAAAAAGCACAAGAAATATAAAATTGTAAAAAGATTTAAAATAACGGATAGGAGATTAAATATGAATAAATCATACATACAGGGAGGGGGTTTTCAAATGTTGTATAATGACCCTAAAAATAATGATAATGTTGATAATTCTGGCTGGGAAAATACAGATGAGGATTTAAAAATTGTTACAGAGTGTGGTCGTAAACCAGCCGGCCCTATATCAATCATATTCAGTAGGGTTGTGAAAAACAAGGTGGATTTATTGATGAAACGGTTTCCTAATTGTGAATGGTTGGCATATCTGATTGGCGATGCTGATTCCCGATATGTAAAAGATATAATTCTTCCAGAACAAGAAGCAAGTAGTGGTGCTGTTCATGTTATCGGGCCAAAACCAGTTGGGACTATAGGTGTTATTCATTCCCATCATGGAATGGGAGCTTTTTTCAGTGGTACAGATGACGCCTATATAAACCAAAACAATGACATTTCAGTGGTTGTCGCACATAAAGGTATCAAAAGTATGGTAAAATGGGTAACACCATGTGGCCATAAAGTTGAAATGGACGGAAAAGTTGTTATTGAGAGTGAAAATTTATTTGATGAAGTTGCTTTCCTTACCAATGTTGACAATGTTGTTAATACAGTTTCTACTATCGAAAGCATTGAAACAGAAGAATTGAAAGCTGAAATCAAGAAGAATGCACCAAAAACAGGTGGAAGTACAGGTACAGATTTTCCCATTCCAAAAGAACTAGGAGGCACAAAACATACATTCTCAAAGAAATATAAAACAGGAGCTGAACTACTCAGCACAAATATTGATGAGTCTTTTGAGGATGATGAAAATCTACAGGAAGCAATCGAAGAATCGTTTGGTGCAATTCCAAAAATTGTTGGTTAAAATAAAAATAATTGGTAATAAAAAACCCTTAGAATTTACTCTAAGGGTTTTTTATTATAAATAGTGTTGTAATCTAAAAAGGAAAATTTAAAATATTTGATTTTTATTACAAAATAGAAATGGGAAGCATAAATAACAATACAACATCACTTTTTACTAATAATATCCGGCTGCCCTGTGACAATGCACATTTTACCATATAAAAATCTAAATGTAAACGGAGATAAAAAATAAAATGAGACTTTCTTTAACCACAACACAATTTTGTCAGTTGATACAATGTTGTATATATGACCAATTAGTTCGGCCTGATGAAATTATACCTATATTGAATAATCAGGATTATAACGATTTGATGACTTTGTATAAGCAAAGAGGAATGCGCACTATCTTACAGCAATATTATTTTCGTCTTGACCCACAAATGAGAATAAGATATCGTATGATAGATGATATGTTAAGGAATAATGGCAAAAAAACGGATGTAATGTTGGATATCCGAAAAGAGAAAATACCCAAAGCCAAGAAAGGAATCATACGCCGTACCGGCGAGTTCCTTGCCAAAGTCATGACGTTGGGTATGTATAAAAAATAATTGAGTAATTTCAATAACTTACAATAGGAGGAAATAAAAATGGGTGAAATATTTGGAAGTGGTGAAACACATGATTCAATAAATTTGAAGCAACAAACGAGTGTCGATTCATCTGACCCCGGCAAAATTGAAACGGATGTTAAAGGGGTTTTTGCTGATGCAATGAAAGACAATTTTCCAGTTTTCAGTGTAACAAAAGATGAGTTTTATAATAACATGAAAGCTGATAGAAAAAGAATGAGATTTTCTACAGAGCATGCATCACAATATTTGAGAGGAACAAGATACAATAGGCCTTTTTTCATTCAATATAAGGGTGAAAATGGGGAACATTTCTTGAGAAAGGTAAAATAAACTATGTCACGGATGAAACATTATATCATCAATTATAAGAAAGTAGATGAGGCTTCATATGATGCTAATATGGGGTTCACCGAAATGGTGAAATTTTATCAGATTGCAAGTAAGGACGAAATATCCAAACTGGAAAGGCTTATAAAAAATGATGATTGGGAAGGATATAAACAACTCATATATGATGTATTGAAAGTAAGGTTGAAATAATTTGTTGGGGGTGTACATGGCAAATGGAATTTATAAAATCACAGAAGATTTTGAGAAAGTATTATCTGATTATACAGGAGCCCCTTATGTTGTAACAGTTGATAATCAAAGTAATGCCTTATTTCTTTCTTTGACCTATGAAAATATAAAAGGAAAAGAAATTACAATCCCATCACGAACAACAAGATATTTCATCATAAACATAAAACATTACTAAACCTAAGAATGACAGACGCTAACCTCTTAAATCAAGAACATAATTTTTGGGAGGAGCATTTAAAATCACGTTTGCGAAAAATATTAGAAATGGGTGAAAAATGACAGAAGAAGATTATATTTTCATACGAAATCTGGAGTTAGAAAACCAGAATATATTGAGAAGGGTGTCGGATATAGATGGCAAATTCAATCCTAAAGAGGTTCAGCTGTTACATGAAGATATTGAAAAAATATTGGATAAACTTGTCAATATCATAAAAAATAGAGTTGTCAAGTCCAACAGAGCATTGATTTTGCTGGAGATAATGAAAAGGGGATATATTGACATTCTTGTTGGGCTTGATGAGTTGATAGATTGACAATCCCTATCTAATGTGTTATCATGTTGATTATAAGAAAGGAATATGTTTATGACAACAATTTTAGTGGATATGAACAACCTTGCTGTTAGGATGTTCTGTAGTAATGAGGTATTTTCAAAAACAGATAACCCAAACATTGCGCTGTGGAAGTATATAACAATCGATTCTCTTTATAAATTCTTATTTAAGGAAAATATTACAGAGGTCATACTGGCAGTAGACGACAGACGTTCTTGGCGAAAGTTGTATTGGGAAAGATATAAAGAATCAAGAAAGGGTAAAAGGGACAAATCAGGTATAAATTGGGATGTGTTTCATTATGAATATGATGCCTTTTGTGAAGAAATACAACGATACCTACCATTCAAAGTTATCACAGTAGAAAACGCGGAAGCAGATGATATTATTGGTGTTTTAGCCAGAAAAGATGACGGTGAGTATATTGTAGTTTCAAATGATGAAGATTATGTTCAACTGATATCTGAAAAAGTGAGGGTCTATAACCCATCAAAAACACAGTTTATTGAATGTGAAAATCCAGAAGAATTTGTTATAATGAAATGTCTTATGGGGCAATCAAAGGATGATATATTCAATATAAAAACACCAGAGGATTGGCCAGTTGGTAAACGAAAGCCGGGATTTGGTGAGGTTTCTGCACGAAAGGTTATGAAAGAAGGATGGCAGGAGTGGTTGAGTAAAAACAATCTGGAAGATAGATTCAGACGAAACCGTATTCTCATCGATTTCTATATGATACCAAACGTAATGAAAACAAGAATATTGAATACATACAAAAGTTATAAGATTGCAGACCCATCTAAAATATATGATTTCTTTTATAAAAATAATTTCAACGGATATCTGGATGATTTTACAAATGTTGAAAACAAACTTCTACAATTATATAATTAGAAAGGAAAATTAAATGAAAACATATTTTGTTGTAAATGAGAAAGAAAGAGAAATATTTGAAAAGAAATTTCATGTACCATTTGGATACTACACAGTACCATATTTTCAAACAGAAGATGGTGCGGTTGGATATGTTGAAAATTCAAGAGATGAAATAAGGAATAATCTTATTGTAGAAAAATATGAAGGCGGTGTATGTGAAGTTATTTACCGTGGATTCTGGTATGCACCAGAATCAGATAAAATTAAAGTAAATTAATAAAAACAAAATAGGTGTGACATTTTGTCACACCTTTTTCTGTTTATAGCGAATAAAATAATG